ATAGTACTTCCAACTTCCAAAGTAAAGGCTGAAAGAGTTAATCCAAAGAGATTAATTATCTATTCAAAGCCTAAGACAGGTAAAACTACAGCATTTGCTGGTCTAGATAACAATTTGATTCTGGATTTAGAGAATGGTGCTGATTATGTAGAAGCTCTTAAAGTAAAGATTACAAGCTTGCAAGAGTTACTTGATGCTGGTAAAGCTATTAAAGCTGCTGGTAACCCATATAAGTATCTTACTATAGATACTGTAACTGCATTAGAGGATATGGTAATGCCTTTAGCTATCAAACTTTACAAACAAACTAGCATGGGTAAAAACTATGATGGTGACAATGTATTGTCTCTAGCAAATGGTGCAGGTTATCTATATTTAAGACAAGCTTTCTTTCAAGTTTTAGATTTTATTGATACATTAGCTCCCCACATTATTTTGTCTGGTCACATTAAGGACAAGCAAGTTGATGACAAGGGAGAGATGGTTCTTGCAGCAAATATAGATTTGACAGGTAAGATTAAGTCTCTCATCTGTGCTAATGCAGATGCAATTGGCTACATGTACAGGAAAGGTAATAAGACTATTTTATCATTCAAGACAAATGAAGAGGTAACTTGCGGTGCAAGACCTGAGCACTTGAGAAATGAGGAGATAGTAGTAACAGAGATGAATGAATCTGGTGGATTAGAATTCCACTGGGACAAAGTTTTTATTTAACAATTTAATTTTAAGAAAAATGGCATTAAGCACAACTGATTTGGGCACAGCAGGCTCAGGACTACCAAAAACAATTACTCCAGGTAATCATGTATTAAAGATTAACAGTATTGAACTTGAGGAATTCAAGTTTATTGATGGTGCATATCATTTAATGATGCATGTAGAGACTCAACCTATTGAAGGTTTTGAAGGTTTTATGATTGATAAAGATGATGAAAGTAAAGGTCGTTATGCAGGTCAGATTGGTAGAGTAAAAGCAAGCCAATATGCATTTGCTGATGGTGAAACTAAATCTGGCATTAAAATTCAGAGAGATAGATCTATTTTGATCTTCTTAAGAACTCTTGCACATACCATGGGACTAGATTCTTGGTTCCTTGAGCAAGATGGTCAGCATGAAACTATTGAAGACTTTGTTAAAGCATTCAATAAAACTGCAGACTTTAGAGGTAAATTCCTTGAGTTCTGTGTTGCTGGTAAAGAGTATGAAGGTAAAACGGGTTATACTAACTATGACATGTGGTTACCAAAAGCAGAAGGAAAGAAATATGCATTTGGAGCTATTGAAGCTGGTGCAGTAATTTCTTTTGATGAGGCTAAGCATCTCAAAAAATTAGAAGTTAAAGAAGTTAAGTCTTTTGGAGATGATGATGATGTATTTCATAAACCAAAAACATCTTCAGACTTTAGTTTAGACTAACTACTACCTAGATAATTAGGGGGAGTTAGTTATAATTATTGTTTAACAAGGATTTCAAACTATTTCAGGAAACTCCCCCTTTTATTTTATTGGCTATGATTTCTACAAAGAACTTAGTATCTGATTTAGAGGACGTACCTAGAGAATGGGTATTTGAATACTATCTAAACTTAAAAGAGAAACTCATTGGTCAAGATATAAAGATGCTCTCAGCATTTAATGTAAAGGACAAAGTTCCTAGCATGTTTATCTATCGCAATGGGGATTGCTATAAGTTTAAAGATTTCTCTTCTGGCTTTCAAGGTGACAATATTGAACTTGTCAAATGTTTATTTAACTATGACACAAGATTCAAAGCAGTTAACAGAATACTTAATGATTACCAAGAGTATCTAAAGTATAATGCACCTGCAGAAAGAGGGCCCATACAATTTCATGATAAGTTCAAGGTAGTAGATTTCCAAATGAGACACTGGAATTCCCAAGACTCTAAGTTTTGGATGAGTTTTAGGATTTCTTCAGCTATACTGGAGAGATATAATGTTGTTCCATTAGAGTTCTTTACTATGGAAAAGACTGAGGTTGATGGTAGCATAACATCTTATAAGTTTGCAAGACCCTATGTCTATGGTTATTTTAGACAAGATGGTGAGTTATATAAGATTTACATGCCTAAGGTCCCAGAAAAGAAGTTCATTAAGATCCAAAACTATACACATGGTATGGATCAATTGCAATATAATTCCAAGTATTTACTGATTGTTTCTTCACTTAAAGACCTTATGTCTTTCAAGAAGCTTGGTATTGGTAATATAGAATGTATTGCTCCGGACAGTGAGAATACAATGATTGGAGAATCTGTTATAAATAAACTTAGAGA